CCCAATTGAATCGATGAAAATCATAATATGCTCACCTCGTTCAATCGCATCCAGTTGTCCAACCAATTCAAATTTAAGTTGCTCAAGATTTTCAAATGGTAAGTGAATGACACGTTCACGCATATCTTCATCAATACCAAATCGTTCAAAATATTTCATACTTGCGCCAAATTCCGAATCAAAAAACAAAACAACACCGTCATCATATTGCTTCAAAAATGATGATACGAAAACCAGTCCAAACGACGACTTAAAGTGTTTTGATGGTCCAGTTATTTGGTGAAATCCTGGTTCGAGACCACCATCTATCTTTCCCGAAAACGCAATATTTAGTGCCGGAACATCCGTGACAATGGATTCTATATCTTCTGTCAGGATAGACCGATTTAGCGGTTTTGTGTATTTCAGCTTACTGTTCTTCAAAAACTTTTCTACGAGAGAATTTTTATCTTTTGCCATGTGTTTCTTTCCTTCTTATCTTATTTTAACATTGGAAAAGCCAAAAGTCACCTTCTGGCTTTGAAATATTTAGGAAGCTGAAATGTAGGTTAATTTGTTGTTGGGTTAGGTAACGGTTTTTGTTTTATTACACAACTACCATCGGTAATACAATCGTAAACCATCTTTGACTTGGTGAATGCGTAGTGTTTACAATCATCATCTTTAGAAATTATAGACTGACTATCGAATTTGTAAAATTTTGTTGGTAATTTAGAAAATAACCTATCATACAACCTAATACGACTTTTCTCCGACAAATCAGAAATAAAATGTATTATACTGTCGTCATCAACCATGTCTATAAATTTTTCAAATATTGTCTGAACTACTGGAAATAGTGTAGTTGCTTCAACTTGATTTGCTGATGTTTGTTTTGTTACATATCCCGATGTCGGATGGTCAAAATAAAATTTGAAGGAATACACAGGTGGTTCTACAACTGTCTGCTGAGTTAACCAAAATTCAACTTTGAAATTTTCGTATCCTGGTTTTGTTTTGTTTGTATCAACAACTGTATGAGTTCCTTGAATGTGGATATTTGTTGTTTTCATACCTCTGTTCTGCGTATACCAATCCGATTCAATTTCCATATTTTTTGCGACTATTTCATTCAATTCAACATATTCTCTAAAATTCATATTTACCTCTGGAACTTTGTAATATTTATCAAAAAAACAACCAAACCATCTAAGGTTTTGGTTGTTTATATCGGTTATAGGTGCCTGAATTAAGTATTTGAATCTGATTCCTTTACACACTATTCCATTTATTTTACAAACATCCCAGCTCTTATAATCAACACAAATCCAATCGGTTGGTTTACATGTCACCAACTTGGATAATTGGATATAATTATCTATAGGAATTCTATACGAAACAGAATCCTCAAATAAAAAATATGGTTGTTCATTTTTACATATTAATTTAAACTTCATTGTTTCTTCAAAAACTTACCCATCTTATTCTCTTTTAGGGAGATTTTTCTGAACCCAAGAGCGTCGAACATTCTCTGGCTGATATCTAAGAACGTTTTTGTGAACAGAGTATCCCTATCTACTGTGAACTTCTTATCAAACAAATCTGGCCATTCATCATCAAAAGCAATTACATTTTGGTGAAGTTCGTTTGTCTGGTTCACAAACAAATATTTCACCTTAGCTCCATCGTCAATCTCTCTATACGGCAATTTGTATTTCTGAACCATATAGTTATGATTGATACTTGCTCGATTGTGAATAGGAGTAGATGGTAAGTAAATCATTCCTTTACTAAAGTCAATAGCATATTTCTTATAGTCTTTTACACCTTTAGGAATTGCTATTTCTTCAATTGGGGAATTTTTATGAATCTTTTGATACTTGCGAACTATCTCAACCATTCTTTCTTCGTCCGGTCGTTCTCCATCAAACATTACATCAATTAGTTCATTCAATCCTTTTTTACAAAACCCTGGCAAGTCAGATTTCTTTGTTTCTAAACCAGTAATCTTAATCTTAGGTTTGTCGTAAACTTCACCTTCATTAGCAATAATCTGACAAACATATTTCTTCTTAACCTGGACGAACATCTTAGTAATAATCTTTTCTCTCTTGAAGTTGATTTTATTTGGGATGTTATATTTGTCACAATAAATATCAACCAACTTATTAAAGAATGGTGTCAAAATACGATGGTCAAAATCATTAGCAAAATCAATAAATGACATTCCATGATTGATTTGTGTGTAATATGATTCTATGTTAATATAATTCGAATCCGTATCTATTACAACTACATATGGTATTGTTTTTTTCAAAGGCACAACATCTTGTGTATTGTAATATTTGCTAATACGAGTAGGTAGAAAATCTCTAAGATAATCATTCGTATTTGTTGATAAGAATTTGATTAGTTCTCTTCCACCAGCAGTAATAACTGAGGCGTTGTCTATATCAAAATAATGAAATACTTCGGCACCAAAAACTCCAAATATTGAGTTAATTAAAATTTTTCTATTATGCTGCATTCCATCATAATATTCATATTCGTCCCATTTTTTTTGTTTTTCTGATTCGTCTTTTAATCCTTTGTAATACTTTCTTTCTTTAAAAATAGTTTCTACAATTTTTGGAATTATACCTTCAACATTCTTTTTGTAATACACACCTTCAACAGGAGTTTTGATATATTCAGACGGGTCCATGTTCTTAATATCTTCTGAAGACAACTTCGTCTCTGGACTGATATTATACATCATAATCATATGAGGATATAGAGACTCTACGTCAAAAGACATTAACCAGTTATAAAAACCAGGATGTGCTTCGACATACGCACCTTCTAATTCATCGTCGTCATCGTCATCTTTTTCCCAAGCATCTTCTTTAACCCTATCCGACATTATTTTATTCTGTTTATGGATAGTTTTAAGAATATATCCTTCAACGATAGCCGTAGTTGTCATACATCTATCAACCGGAACTATTGATTCCATTGCCAACTTAATAGCGAGGTTTACAAACTTTCTCTTCTTATCCATTTTTTCAACAAGTATTGTATCTTGAATGTTATACTCAACGAAGAGATTCCAATCAGTTTGCCAAATTGTGAATATATTTCCTTCGTATTTCGTTTTACCTTCTTTAATTTCCGCCATTGCTACGTTTTCTAATTTGTAGCTTGGTTGTGGTGTGAAGGAAAACTTTTTATACAAATCAATATAATCCAGGATTGTGATTCCGTGGATTTTTATTCGTTTTGGATTCTTATATTCAACTCTATTAACAGGAGATAGAAGATTTGGATCAATTCCCAAATTTTCGCATCTCTTTAGAATATATCCAAAGTCAAAGGGAGCATTATAAGCTACCGCGATATCTACCTTACTTCTTCTCCAAAATTGAATGAACTTTTCCAATAATTGTTTTTCATTTTTATCATGGTAGTAGTTCTGAACAAGTGGGGAATTTCCTGTGTATGGGTCGGAACCAAAGGTATATATTTTCCCTTTGTTCACGAAGTTTAGAGTAATTAGATTGATTGGATATTTGGCAAGTTCTGGTTTTGGGAATTCGGAAGTTTCGAAATAACAACTTTTTTGAAAAGATGTCCATTTCTTTATCTCTTCATCCCAAACTTCATATTCTTCAGTTTTTTCTAATTCAAAATCAGCTAAAAATACTAATTGAGTTTTATTATCTTTCCGTATTTTTATTTCATGAGACTTTGAAAATTTACAACCGGATGCTACCTCAATATCGATAACACAAACATTATATTGTGTTGGGTCGACACGTTCTTCAGAATCGCCATATCTCTTTTGTAGAAATTTGACTTCTTCTGACACATCCGATTCATAGAGCTTAGTCATTCTCCTAAGCTCTCTAAGAGATTTTGTAGATTCTGCTATTTTTTTAACAACAGGAGTTCCGTAAATATCAGTCGTTTGGCTTTTACGGGTTTTATCTTCTATATAATACTCAATCTCGTGGTTAAATGTTTCGTATTTATGTTTTCCATCGACAATTTCCCAAAGATGGATTTTGTTTTTATAGGAATCATAGTATATATTTTTGAACAAATTACTTCCTTCTGATGGCCGCAAATCTATTATACAGCAGACTTTCAAGAATGTCTACTTTTTCTTTGAATTTTATTGGGTCTTGCTCACGGATACCACCAGCTTGCTTATGCCCACCACCAAAATCCAATTCTTTCAAGATGTGACCAATATGAATTCCGTTGTCAGCTATTCTAATTGAACAATTTTTATTTCTTGGATTCATACAGATTACTATTTCTTCCCCTGATTTTAGAAGGTCGGAACAAATATCATTGACAAATTCATTAGCCATTACAAATACACCCTTGATTGTTTCAAGTTCAAATATTTCTAATGCTTTGAAATTAGTTGTGTATTTCTTCCGGCGTTCTTTGATAAAATTTAGTTCATCGTCGTTGAATGTTATACTTCCGTCGATGAATCTATTACGAAAAACATCTGACCAATATTTGAAATGTAGTTCGTTTAGACACCAACCACGATTATCGTCATTCACCCACATATCATAATCATTAACAACATAACAGAAATCATTTAGATATGAAAGGTCGATATTATAAAGTGATTCGAAAAACTCTTTACATAGAAGTGCTGCTGATTTTCCTGTTTTGACAATTCTATTATTCTCAGGATTGTGCTGACAAAGAGCAGAATCATGATGGTCAAGCAGGAATGAATTCGGAATCTCTTCTAAAAGTAAAGAATCATTTTGTTTATGTAATTCATTTAAACGATTTTCTAAATCAGATTTAGGATGTTGAGATTGAAATACAATAATAATAAATAGTATTAATATTAAAATATATGGTGCTAATATTTTAATTTTAGCCATTATTTAATATCAATTATACTAGAAATAATATTTTTTATATCTTCATTTTTACTAATAATCTTTTTATTATTATTAACAAACTGTTTTAAAGCAGTCATTTCTTTTTCGTATGTTGCATCATCTCCGTCTTCATCTGCTTTAACAATTTTATTCTTTTTCTTTGTTAAAACATCTTTAATTTTATTAAGAGTTTCTACATCTTTATTAGTAGTAGGCATTATATCTTGATCTGCTCCAGCAAAAGCAGCTGATACGGCAGCTGTGTCCATTTCTTTTTCTTTTTCTTCTGGACTTGTTTCTGGTTCTTCTTCTGATTCAGATTTTTTAGACTCAGGTTCTTTAGACTCTTC